CATACAAATTGTCCTCAACCGCTTCTTCAGTGATTGCGAACGCTAAAGCAATTGTTTCATGCGTATAACGAGCAGTGAAAGTTTCGTTAGCGCTATCAAATGTAACACCAGATCCTTCTGCCTTTACTTGAGCATTTGCAAATCCAGATAACATAACTTCTTCTTCAAAAGCTCTGTCTGAATTTTCTTGATCAAATATGTCGGCATGTTCGTTAGCATAGTTTTTGTACTCCAGGCCAAATAAGGCATTTAAACCTGGCTCTAGTTCTTTGACTAGTTGTGATCGTGATATTGCCATAATTTATCCTCCTTATACTCCTGTTGTAGTTGTGTAGAAATGTTCGATGATAATAACCTTCCAGTTAACGTTAGCGGCTGTTAAATCGCTATTGTCTGGATCATCTGACAAATTCACAACTCGTAAATTAGCGGCTGTTGTCGCTAATGTAGAGTCTCCTACTTCAGTTTTAGAAATGTAGTTCGGCGAAGAGCCTGCTGCTACCACAATATCAGCATTTAGTCCAATGTCTCCTTGAGCGGAGGCACTAGCATTATCTGATTGTGCTTCATATAACTGAAAAGGATCATCTGTGACAAAGCCTTTAATGTCCGTTGCAGAATTACTTGCTGCCAAGTTATTCGCAAAAGTAGGCTTGTTAGTAGTTGCGTCAGTAAAGAAAACGCCTTGCAATGAACCTATCATTAACGCACTGCCTTGGTTTGCTGCACCAACTGCGATACCAGCACCGGACGCTGAAACAACGTGGTTTTGGTAAAGAGCGGATGCGCAAGCTGCAATTTCGTATTCTGTAGTTCCTGCTGCTTCTCTATTGCTGCCCAACTTGCCGATTGGTCTTAGACCAAATGCGGCGTCTTGGTTTGCCATAGTTTTTCTCCTTAGTTAATAAAATTTCGTTGGGTAAGAATCGCTAATAAATTAGTCTTTCTTAGTACCACCGAAGGTTACACGAGTCTGCCTCTCAGCATTGATTGGCATACTTGGGTGCTGATCCTTCAAGAGATCGCTTTCAATCGCGTCGTCTTTATCCTGAGTCATTTTTCTAAAATACTCATCGCGCGCTTTAACGAGCTCGTCGGGTATCCTTGACAGCAAAAGGCCACCAACTCCGATTACCCCTTTGTATTTGCCTTCATTCACCGTTGGATATGCAGATTCTGGATATTCATCAGCTCTCACTAATTCATAACCCGATCTTATTTTTCCGGCCATGTTTTTTGTATCATCAAAACCCATGGTTTCGGATCTTATCCACCTATGGTGAAATCCTGTAGGCGCAGGGGGTGCATCTAAAGATGATGGTGGAGTCCATGTAGTTCTACGTTTTGTTTGTTCTCTACTCTGGCTCGCACGGGAAGTTTTTATTTTTTCATTGGTCATATGCTTATGCCTCCTTCGTGATTCTTAATTGTTTCGCATATTCTTCAAGTGGCACACCTAATTTTCTAGCAATTGCTACTTGAGACGATGTGAGTCTCACTATTTTGCGACCTGGTTTTACACTTCGCGTAGCGGATGCTACTGTTTGTGTAGGTTTAGTCGATTCCTGAGACTTAGTATTAACAAATTTATGTGGAAAGTCAAGACGCATTCGTTTATCAACCTCAACATAATATTCATCGGATTTAGGGTCAAACCCTTCCTCCTCGGTTAGTTTCTTGTGCAAATCAAAAGCGGAATAAGTCATGGCGTTGTCTTTTCCAAACCATTCATTATTTTCCGCCCATGCTTCTGCTTTAGGGTCTGCGGGTTGAGGTGCAATCGCTTGATCTAAAGAGGGAGTTCTTACCTCTCTTTCTTTAGCTCGTGACTGTTGTTCTTTTAAAACATTCAACCGCGCTTCTTCAATACCAAGTTGAGCAATAGACTTTTGAGCTTCAACTTCAGCATTAATATCGTTTGCTTCTCTTGCCGTGTGAAGTTTGGCTTTAGCCGCATCGATTCCAGATACAACTCTACTTTCAAGCGCCTTGACATAATCAGGCTCTAGTCTTGAAAATCGAGTTTTTAATTGAGAATGCTCAACCTGAACGCCTTTGGCATAATCCAAAGCGGCTTCCCTTTGCCGTTCAGCTTCACGCCATTTCTTGGTTAGTTTCGCAATTCTTTTTTTAACCCCTTCACTGTATTCCTCTAATTCTTTCTTTTCTTCTACTTTGGTTTCAGCTTCTTGTTTTTCTTCTAGTTTCTCTTCTTCTTTTTCTTCCTTCTTTGGTTCCGAGTCTTTATCGTCCGAGTCATCTCGAACATCCAACTGCTCACTAGATTTCTCAGGTGTGTCAGCGGGCTTAGCACTGTCTTTAATAGCTTCATTTTCTAACTCCTTTTCTTTGTTTTTTTCTTCTGGCAATTCAATATCTACACCCGGTCCGGATGTATCGATATCAATTGTTTTTTCGTCTTTTGGCATAGTTCCTCCTATGATTAATTATGATGAAGCACGGATTCAGGATCCTTAATAGTTCCTAGAACCTCGTCATCGTTCAAGATGCGCACTTCACCACCTTCGATCGGTAGTCTCGATCCCGCATAACGGGCAAAGATTATCCAATCTCCGGTCTTGCACCACGGTCCCGTTGGAAATTTATCATGGTCATGATAAGCCAACGGCCCCATTTTTATCACATAGCCACAATTAGTAGCGATGCGTAATTTTTCTAAAGATTCCTGTGCAATAAGAATCCCGCCTTTAGTTTTTTCTCGAGGTGTAAAAGGCAGCACCAATAGTCTCCAGCCACTGGGAGTGGGGAGCTGAGATTTTTGAATATTGTCTGGATTTAAAGGTTCTTTTTCTTCTGATTTGTATTTTTCCTGCAAAGCATTTTTATGCTTTGGGACTTCCTTTTCCGAAGTCAATAATGTTTCCTTCATCGTCTTTTTGCTCCTTCTCTTTTAGCAGGTTAGAGATTTCCTGTAGCATGTACTGATAAGTACGAGCCTGTCCTAACATATATTGATATTTCTCCATATTGTCAACACCTCCACTAATCATAGTGTCACCAACACGTTGAAGATTGTCTTTTAGAATTTTTTGTAGTTTTGCAACGATCGCTAATGGATCCATTAAACTATATCTTTATAATATTTCACGTAGCTTGGATTAGAAAGTTTTTTACCATCTACTTCAGCTTTAATAAATTTTCCTATATATTTTTCTGGTTTTGGAAGTGTTATTTCTCCCAAATTGTAACTAGCTTTTAATTGTGTCTTTTCTTTCTGTTTTTTAGACACAGTTATGCTTTTCCGCCTTTTTTATAAACGTTTGAAGATTTTGAACCTTTTTTAAATCCAAGGGGTCTAGCTACTGGTCTAGCAAGTACACCGCCGTGAACTCCTTTGACCCTTTTGCCACCTTTAAAACCAAGCGGTCTAACAGGCGCAACACCAGGTCGAACTAATGGTTGAGCACCCGGTTGAGCAAGTGGTTGAGCTAATGGTCCACCGAATTGTTTTCCAGTTCTTCCACCAGATTTGTATCCTTGTCTTTTCCAAGGCTTGTTGTCATTTCTCATATTTTTTTCTCCTTATTTTTTCTTGGATCCTCCGTTACGGAACACTTGTGTTCCCTTTATTCCAAAAATGCTGGCTACGACTGTAATCCAAAGTGTTTGAAACCACAAGGGCAAAGATCCAAAATGATGAAAGAATAATTCTATCTTCTGCATCATTGCCGGATCGTCGCTGAAGACTCCCCAGGCAAGCACAATTATGGGCGCCGAAATAATGATAAGAACGATTTCGTCCTTCAGATCATTTTGCCGGGCTTCTAAAAGTTTACCTTGGTACGATTCCTCTCCTCGCGCCATGCGTTCGGCATGAAGCAAAGCAGCATCAGACATAGCGGCTTTTGTTTTTTGTCTATTCTGATAAATATAGCTCCCTGTTTTCAGAGCCATTTTTGCTAATCCAAACCACATATTATGTCCAGGTTACTGGTTTTTGTGGTCTAGCAGCACGAGTTCCTGTAACAGCGTTTTTATCTTTTTTGTCACCACTTTTTGCTACCGGTTTATTGTTTCTATTTACATCCGGTGTAGCAATTGTTTTTGCTTTTCCTGCTGTTGGTGCGTATCCTACTCCTCTTGTCATTATTGTCCTCCTTTTGGTTTCATTTTAGCAATTTTTTCTCTAGACTCAACCGCCATTTCCTGTTTTTCAATGGATGTATCCGCTCGAAGTTCTGCAAGCTCTTCGTTCTGTTCAAGTTTTTCATCCTGAACATTTTGATTCATCATCGCCTTCATATTTTCTAAATTAAGTTTTTGATCAGCTTCTTTTCTTTTTGCTTCATTGTCAAGTGCTCTAATATC